CGGCGCCATCCTGCAGGCTTGTGCCATGGCGGAGACGATCGTGGCCAGCACCAGCGTCACCTATGCGCCGGTAAGCAGCGCGTTCAGCTCTGCGACGATCTACTTCAACAACGACGGCATTCGCCACATCCTGACCGGCTGCCGCGGGACATTCACGCTAAACGCCGAGGTGGGGCAGATCCCGACCATTGACTTCACGATGGTGGGCATTTACAACGCGCCGACCGATACGGCGTTGCCTTCCACCACCTACAGCGCGCAGGCCAGTCCCTTGATCTTTAAGCAGGGCAACACGTCCGCCTTCCAGTTCTTCAGCTACGCCGGCTGCCTCCAGTCGGTCACTTTTGAGATTGCCAACAGCACTGTCTACCGCGAGCTGGTTGGCTGCACGAAAGAGGTCATGATCACTGATCGTAAACCGGCCGGTACGGTCATGATCGAGGCCCCCACCCTGGCCACCAAGGACTACTTCGGTATCGCCCAGACCGAAACCACCGGCAACCTGACCTTCCTGCACGGCACCACCGCCGGCAACCGCGTCACGCTCACCGCCGGCCAGTGCGATATTTCCAACCCAACCTATGGGGATCAGGATGGCGTACAGATGCTTAGCATCCCGTATGTTGCCGTTCCGACCACGGCCGGCAATGATGAAGTGAGCCTCGCTTTCACCTGATAGGAGCATCCTCCATGGCGTTTGTTCTCAAGCAATCCGACACCTACATCTGGCCAATCACATTCGACGTTCCCGTCGATGGTGGTCGGCACGAACGGCAAACCTTTGACGGTGAGTTCAAGCGCCTTTCGCAGAGCAAGATCGCACCGATGGTGGCTGAGCTGCAGAAGCTCGAGGATCTTGGCGACCTAGATCGGATCACCGAGATCGCGGGCGAGCTGCTGGTTGGCTGGTCTGGCGTGACTGGTGACGACAGCAAAGAGATTCCTTTTAGCCAGAAGGCGCTCGACCAACTGCTCGAGGTGCCGTTCCTCGCGGTGGCGGTGCTCAAGTCCTACATGGACAGCATCAAGGGAGCCAAGAGAAAAAACTGACCGAGGCCGCTGAGCATTGGGCCAGCGGCGGAGTGGTGGACGAAACCGATGCTGACGCTGCTGCTCTGGGGATTGTGATGCCTGAGCCGGAGCCGGAGCACTTCGAGGTATGGGAGGAGAACTGGACGGTCGTTCAAATGTTTCTGCGATGCCAGACGCAGTGGCGCACCACCATGAACGGCGTGCTGGGCCTCGATTATGGGGCAGTGGCGTGGCTCTTTAAGATGTACGCAGTGAAAGACCCGCGCGAACTGCTGGAGGATCTGCAGATCATGGAAGCGGCCGCGATGCTGACCATCAACAACCGGAGCAGTTGACATGGCCATGAACATGGACGCCATGCTCCGCATCAAGGCGGACGTTCAGGGCGAGAACAACATCCGGCGCCTTGGCAACTCCATGCAGGGTCTGCAGGGGCAGGCCAAGAACGCTGCCATGAACTTCAGCAGCCTGAAGGGCGCTGTGATGGGCTTCGGTGCTGCGATTGCCGGCAGCGCCATCGTGGGCGGCCTTACTGCCATCGTGAAAAAATCGATCGATGCAGGCGATGAGCTGTTTAATCTGCAGGCAAAAACTGGTATCGCTGCCAAGGCGCTCATTGGCTTGGGCAATGCCGCCAAGCTGGCAGACGTGGATCAGGGCACCCTTGCCAAGGGTCTCACCAAGCTGAGTGTGAATCTGGTCAAAGCGGCCGAGGGCAACGATGATCTAGCGCGGAAATTCCAAGCGCTTGGCGTGAAGGTCAAAGACTCCAACGGTCAAGTTGTACCAGCCGACAGGGCGCTAAAGCAGATCGCTGATCGCTTTGCTGACATGCCTGACGGCGCGCAGAAGGCGGCCGCAGCCGTTGCACTGTTCGGCAAGTCTGGCGCCGAGCTGATCCCGCTGCTGAATGAAGGCGCAACCAGCATGGAAAAGTTCACCTACAAGGTGGGCGATGATTTCGCGGCGCGCTCTGATTTGTTCAATGACACGATCACCGAATTAGGCATCAAGGCGCAGGGCTTTGGGCTTGAACTGACCGATGCGTTGCTGCCGGCGCTGCAATCAATCCTTGAGGTGTTTGGCGATCTGTTCGACACGGATCAGGATTGGACGGCGCTGTTTAAGGTGATCGAGGGCGTTATCCGCGGCATTGCAGTTGCGATCTACATTGTGGTCAAGGCGGTAGACGTGCTGATCAAGAACGTGGTGGCCGCGGTGCAGGCTGCTGGCCAGGCCTTGTCGGGTGATTTTGGCGCCGCTTGGCAGACCATTACCAGCCGAGTAAGCAGCGGCATTGAGGAGCAGAAAAAAATCCTGGCCGACCTCAACAAACTGGCATTTGGCTCTGCCCCCTCCCCCGGCACCGGCCGGCGGACAAGTGGGCGCTCGATGGGACTCGACACGACTGACGCCGACAGGAAAGCAGATGCAGAAGCCAAGAGGCGAGCCGCTGAGGCCAAGCGTGCTGCAGCTGAACAGGAGCGACTGGAAGATCGCCGTGCCAGCCTGACGCAGCGGGCCATCAGCCTGCAAGAGCAGCTGCAGAACAGCGTTGCCGACGTGGCCGCAGCTTATAAAAGCGTGGGCGCTTCGCCGGTTGATCAGCTGCTTCTCGATCGCAATGGGGCCATCACCGAGAACGAGCGCCAAGTCAAGCAGCTCACCTTGAGCGTGGTGGAACTGGTGCGCGAGATCAACGAAGCAGGTGGTTCGATTGACGCGGAGCCCTACAAGGACCTGATTGACAAGCTGTATGCAGGTAATCTGGCGCTTGCCGATAGGAACTACCAGCAGGGGCTCAAAGATTTGCTGCCCAGTCTGGCCGACTACGACGCCAAGATTGCCGAAGTAACGCGCGGCAAAACTGAGCTGACGGAGCTGGAGAAGCTGAACGCAGAGGTGAACCTGCTTCAGCTGGACATCCTGGCCCAAACCAACCCGGCACTGGCTGAGCATGTGCGGCTCCTCCGCGAGCGTGCCAAGGCATTAGACGATGCAACTAAGAAGCAAAAAACTGACAGCGAATCAATCGGCGCCGGTATTCGCGACCGCTTGCAGGATTATTACAACAGCGTGAAGGATCTTGGTGGCGCCATTGGTGATGCCGTGGTAAGTGGCCTTAAGGGCCTTGAGGATCAGCTGACGGCATTTGTGACCACGGGCAAGGCAAACTTTAAAGAGCTGGCTGCCAGTATCCTTTCAGACCTAGCGCGGATCGCGCTGCGCGCAGCGATCATCGGACCGATCGTGAAGGCGATCGGCGGCCTGTTCCCTGGCTTTAAGTTTGCCACTGGCGGCATCATGACCAGCGACGGCCCCCTGCCGCTCAAGAAGTACGCCCGCGGCGGCATCGCCAACAGCCCTCAACTGGCCATGTTCGGCGAGGGCTCGATGCCCGAGGCCTACGTGCCCCTGCCTGATGGCCGGCGCATCCCCGTGGCGATGAAGGGCGGCGGCGGTGGCAACAGTGTGCAGGTGGACAACATCACCATCAATGTTGAAAACAGCGGCGAGCAGCTGAGTCCAGCGGCTCAAAAGCAAATCGCCGGCCAGGTTCGCGGTATTGTGTTGGCAACCCTCGTTGACCAGCGCCGTGGTGGAGGCGTCCTGCGATGAGCTACCTCACATTCAACGATATTCCTCTTACCACTGCTAGCACCGTCAAGCGGAACAAGCGTTTTCAACGTGCTGCCTTCGGCGATGGCTACAGCCAGATCATGGCAGATGGCCTTAATGCCGAAAAGGAAGTCTGGAGCTGCCGCACCGACATCCTAGAAAGCACGGATGCTTTCACCATCGAAGCCTTGCTAAAGCGCAGCGCCGATACCCCTATAAGCTGGAGCCCACCTGATACCAGTAAATCGTTTGTGGCGCAGTTTAGCGCGGGAACCCTGATTTTGGGTTACACAAACATAAGCAGCTTGGTACTAACAGGTTACACACGTCCTGCAAACTACACCGCTAACCTCGTAAGCGGCGTGCTTACCAGTGTGACCATCGCTAACAGCGTACCAATCACCATCGCGCTCACCGAAAGTCCTAAGAACTACTTACTGCGTGACGGCTGGCAACTCTCT